TTCCAAGCCTGCCCGCGTGTCAATCTTTCAAATCCCTGTGAAGATTTCCCCCGAGCTCTGTGCCTTCATGGAACGCCCCGTTGGTTCACTGGAGAGCCGCTCAAACGTCACCAAGTACGTGACCACCTACGTGAAGGAGAACAACTTGAAGAACAAGCATGACATCAACCCTGATGCCAAGCTTCGTGCTCTGTTGAGGGTGCCTACCACCGACAAGCTCACATATTTCAACCTCCAGAAGTTTCTCAATGTTCACTACGTGAAGACTCCTTCTGCATAATTACATTCACTACTAATATTTTTTTAGTCAGAAAAAATATTTTTTTGACTAAAGAGTAAGCCATGCTTTACGAAATGTAGTATATAATTCTACATCTTCTTTTGTTAACTTTTTATTCATTTTCTTATGAATTACATCGATACTTCCATAAAAGCGTAATAAATTTACAGCTTCATCTATGGGAAATATCTTTCTAGGTTGTATATCACACCCTGCAAGAAACGCTAATTGATATATTTGTTCTCTTGTTAATTTTATAAACTCTAGAAAATCCTTACACTCAATCTCATTATGCTGTAAACCCCAAGAAGAACCACGAGGAATCCATAAACGTTTTACACCATATATAAGTAAGTCAGAATCAGATGTGATTACAACATCATAGTTCCCTTTTGCTAAGACTGTATCTGCTTCTTCTTCGGCGCGTATAAAAGGGATATTAAGACTTTCTAAGAGGTTACAAAACCATTTTGTATATTCTTTATATACACACCACGCATCTCTCTTTTTCATACTCACATGCGAATCAAGAACTTTTCTTTGTTGTTCATCTAATCCTTGATATATATCTGATTCTTGAAAAGTATGAATCTCTTTTACGTTTGCATATGCCTCTTTTCGAAGCTCTTTTCGTTCTTTCACAACTTCCTCCTTTTCTTTTTGAGCACGTGTATCAATAATACATTCTAATGTATGGAGTTCAGAAAGATTTTCTAAGTATGTTTTAAATTCATCTCGTTTTTCACGAAACAAGAAGAATAAACTATAGACATCTATACCAATACGAAAACCTTTTGTAGACATATCTGCATGTTTTATGATTCCTTTACAGTATGTTAGTAGACCTCTTACACCCATGACAAAATTGAATATACCTTCTTTAAAAGAGAGATAAGAATCAATTTTCAATAGATATGGGATGAACTTTAAAGGGCTTTACAAAAGTGGGCCTTTCTTCATCGGATGTATATTTTTCATTTCCCGTACTTTTTTCTTTATTTGACTTATTTATTTTGTCTGATTTGTCTGATTTGTCTGATTTGTCCGATTTATCTGATTTGTCTGATTTGCCTGCCTTATCTTTGGGTTCCTTTGTAGAATCAATATCTATTGAAAATTCTAAATTTCTTCCGCAGCAATTTGAACGAATATGTTTATGATTAATAGCACTATATATAATGCCAACTAAAGAAATAAATAAGCCTGTACCACCTAACGCAGCACCGGTATCCATTCTACATTTTAATATTTAATTTAATTATAAATATTAAAAGCAATGCCGTAAATGTATCAATAATAGTCATTATAGCCTTATCCAAGATTTGGTGCTGTTAAACTAAGGGACTCATTTAAAATTGTATTAGGTTCGGGCAAAAGAATTCCCAGTTCATATAATACTTTTCTACGACCAATTGTATATCTCCATACATAGTCATCTTTACTATTTACTCGATGATTCATTCGAAGAGAATATTCTTTATTAGAAATCCACTGTGCTTGTTCTTTCCATAAACGTGATGCTTTTTTCTTATTACCTTTTGAAAGAATAGCCACCCAAAATAGTTCAGCCCACGCCTCTGTATAAGATTCTAAATCAACAATATCTCCTTCTATATCTGTACATGTAGCATGTAAGATTTCATGAATAAGAACACGACATACTTCTTCTTCTCTATATATAACAATACTCTGAGTATCACATGGATATGTATATCCTCCATTTATATCTCCCATATCAGGTGCGATTCCCTTTTGTGGAAACATGCGCTTTTTTCTAGATGCAAACCAAAAAATACGAAATGGCTCTTTGGGTCGATCTACAGCCTTAAATATAAGGCTAAATGAATCCCATGGTATAATTGTATCAGTATATACAAGAGCAACTATTTTTGCATATGGACCCGATTTACATACAAGTATTGCCTTTCCATTTTTATATTCTTCTATCATATTACGTTTTAATTTATGAATATCAAAGTCTGATTTAAACGCCTCGGCGTGTAAATCTTGTAAATCCTTATCCGTTGGCTCATCGTTTACCCAAACAAATGGGGGGGCTTGATTTAAACGTAAACCAATTTCTTCTACAATTGTATCAAACATGAATGGCATCTTTATTTAACCTTCGTTCTTTTTTTAGAGGAGGGGTAGGAGCAGGAGGGGGAGGGGGAGGAGGGGCAAGTGCTTGTCGTAAAGAACATAAATAATTCTCCCATAATACAGGTATACGATAAGAAGGAACTGTTTGACCAGAACCAGTGAATGGTTGTTTTATATATACTTTTGATACAGCCATTTTTTTATCATGTGATATATTCATTTTATCTATAGCAAATAACCAATGATGAAATCCATCTGTCCACCTAATATTTCTATGAAGTAGCGCATATACAATTGAACGAATCTTTTTCACATCACTTAATGTTGGTTGTGTTTCCATCCATTTCTTACATATGAATTGTATTTCATATTCCAGTGTCGGGACACATGAAATATTTGAATGTTCAGAAGCCTTTGCTTGAATATCGTCTAAAGATATATCATGTCCATTCGCTGAAATAGGAATATCAAGACACCAATCCCATATACGAAGGGGAAGGGGGTGTTCACTTGTTAACCATACAACGGTATCATAATGATTTTCTTCTAAAAAGGCCTGCAGCATTATAATAGACTCGCTACTAAGCAAATGAGCATGATAAAATACAATACATCGTTGTGCATGTCCTCGACTAATAACCTGGCTTCCTCTCCCCCATTTTTCTAAGATAGAACGTAAATATTGTTTATCCTGTAAAGACATACGTGAAATATCAAATCCCCAATGTAAAATAGATATTTCCATAGGAAGTAATGCCTTTTCTTCTTCCTCTTCACCCTCACCACCCTGTAAAGGAGCATTCCATTGTTGGGTTTTCAAAACATACAATTGTCCCATTGATTCAGCCCATTCACGTAAATGTTTTTGAATTAACATACGTTTTCCGCATCCAGGAGGACCCCTCCAACATGTCGATACGATATTACTCATTAGATATATTTACTAGATACCCTTTAGAGGGTTTCCTAGATACCCTTTAGAGGGTTTCCTAGATACCCTTTAGAGGGTTTCCTAGGGGCTAAACAATTATGTATATTAGTAATGAGGAATGGAATGGACTATACCCATACAAAAATTAGAACTTGGCTATATTAATATAGGACATAAATGGACACAAAAACATCGTAGAGGGGATTATATTCAAAAACCAATGGCACCTCTCTCATATTTTGGACCTCAATTTCGTTTACCATGTTTATCTATTCTTTTTCCACCCCTTACAGTAGTAGAGTATAATCAATCGATGTGTAAACTTATTCTTGATATGGGAGAATCAAGTCTTGCGAGTATTAAATTAACAGCATTTCATGAAACACTTGTGAATTCTATCTTATATCACCAGGCTTCTTGGTTTAAAACATCCTATACAAAAGAGGAAATTACAAATGGATTTATACCTATTTTTAAACAGAATAAATTGAATGTACATTGTCCAATTGTAAATTCAATAAATGGTATACCTTATTATGCCGATGGCACATGGGAAAAAAATATTCAAATATCTAATGTTAAACCGGGAACACGAATTCGTATTGCTATTAAAATACATGGCATATCTTTTCTTCATAATAGTCCAAGTGATTTACGATGGAGCGGAAAGTGTCGTATTCAACATAGAATAACGGGTATTATAAAAATGGCTTAGCCTATGCAGCCTATGCTGCCTATGCAGCCTATGCAGCCTATGCAGCAAATCTCATTCGTAAACTTATAAGGGTTGATGTACATAAAGAAAAGAGTATAGCACCACAAGCCATTACTATAAGAACTGATTGGAATTTATCATCATTTGGTTGATAATATATACACGACAATATATATAACATAAACCCAACAATGACTGGATAAAATATATTTTTATAATTTGAAGCATCATATTTTGAGTTCATTATTAAAGCAATAATTGGAGGAAAACATATTCCAATTATTCCAAAGCCAAATGTAATCTTTTCAAATATGTCGCCGGTAGAAGCCATTCCTCTGACTATATGAGAGAAATCGATACAGTCTGTGATGCTACATACATTGAATAACTAGCAAGTAGATATCCTATAAATACAAGATGGTACATATAAAATAGTTTATTGTTTTCTAATGTTGGAAAAAATAAAAATAACCCACTACATATAAGTGTTATAAAGATTGTATATAGAACGATATATTTATATGATTTTGTTATAACAGGCATTTCGCCTGCTGAACCATTATAAACTATATTAAGTGTAAACATGGAACTTATAATAATAAGGAATGGAATAAGTAATTCCCATTGCATATTTACTCTATACTTAAGAAACATTAATTTGATTTAAATTTATAAAAATAGCAATATGTGATAACATAAACGATACCAATACCATTAAATATAAAAATACATACTTATTTATAGCTGTATTTGATAGTGTTATAAATAATCCTACCAAATATACAAATATAATAGATAAGACCCATGCCCAAAAATATCCGGATGTAAACGATTGTGTCTTTAATATAACAGCTGCCCCTGCATCCATTGTAAAAGATAAAACTATAGATGTTATGACAATAGGAATCATACCTAGCACTATTAAACTTATTCCTGGATTATTCATTATTAATTCTACTACGTTCATCTGATACTTATGTAGATTTTGAGACAGGTGGTGTAGGTGCAACAGCTGCTGACATAGGTTGACGTGCTTTCATAAAATTAGGCATATATATAACAGAAACAACGACTCCTAATATAAAATTTAAAATCGTGGGGGCATAAAATATACCTGTTATACTAACCATTCTTGAAGAAGGGTTGGGCGCCATCTTTCTTACTACTAAGTAGCATGAAAACGCGTCGTAAACGCAAGTTAACACGTGGTCATAAACAGTGGGCATATCCTGGTCCAAGACAATGTCATCCAAATGTTCATCCTGTTCGTGGTTCTTGTTTACCACCCGATATTCTACAAAAAGCAGCTATAAAGCTAGGTCTAACAAATAGTTCCTTTCATACTATAGCAAAGCACTTACATGTTTCTCCGGAAGACCAACATACTTTTTTACACTCCCTTCCTTTCTCATCTGAAGAAATTACCAATTTACAAAAAAGATATCTTCGACCAAAACAACCAGATGAATGGCAAGATGATCCTGATGCATGGCTAGATTCAAATAATATACGTGATGTCATGAAACAATATGAGGAAAAATATAAAGATTTCTTATTCTTAGGACCATATCCCATTGATTTTGCTTCACCCGACAAATATAATGATAAAACAAAGTGTCTTATTGATGAAATGTGCACACTTAATCTTGATAAAAAAGAATTAGAAGGAAAAAGGTATATTGGTATTATTTTTAATTTAGATAAACATGACCAAGGTGGAAGCCATTGGGTAGCAGCATTTATTAATATCCCCAAAAACTTTTGTTATTATTTTGATTCATATGGAATGGAACCCCCTCCGCCTATTCATACATTTATGCAATGGTTAACTATACAAGAGCCAAATATAAAGCTTGGATGGAATGGTGTAGATTTTCAAAGATCAAATACAGAATGTGGTATGTTTAGTATGTATTTTATTGACCGTATGCTTGCCAATGAAGCATATCTTAAATTTTGTCGTAGTTCTCCCTCCGACGCATTCATGTTATCTCTCAGGAAATGGATGTTTTCTACATAAGACTCGTCCCTTTTCCCCCTTTTCTCCTTTTGCTCATTGTAGAATGTCTTCAACCCATCCTTTTTTACAAAGTGAAAATGGAACTATGTTACAACGAGTTTTATATAAAGATATAATTCGTCGTTATGGAGGAGACTTAAATGAAAAACAAGCCACACGTCTTATAAAGACAGTTACATATTGGACAGGCGAAGTATATAGAGTTCAAGGAAACAAACCCACTGAATTCTTGAATAAAGAAGTATTTCGTCTAGTTCTATCTGACTACATGTCATATTTGGAACGTAATGAACGGTCTGATAGACCAGTCGTCAATGATATTGAACAGGGACCTGGCGAAACAACAATGGTTGGAAAAATGGAAGTCATCGAAGATGTTACACGAATGGATGTTAGTTCTGCATTTAGTGCTTTACAGGCACAGAGGCAAGAAGGAAAACAACCAAAACTTCCTTCCAGAGATTTTCATATTGATATGCAAGACGAAGGAACTATTTCATTGGATATGTTTGAGCGTATGAAGAAGGAAAGGGAACAAGAACAAGAACAAGAAATTTTACGTCAACCATCCAACCAAACATCCATGGTACCCATACAATCAGGAAATCCCTTTGTAAATGCTGGTGATATGTTTTCAGCAAATTCAAAGAAAGCACAAGAAGAAGCAGAATCAGCCTTTGCCGAAAGAGAAAGAAATCGTCTTGTTGTTAGGGCTAATTCAGTTATGCCTGTCCCTCCTGATATGCGGAGTATTATACTTGGTGACGGTGGAGGGATTGATAGGACACAAGGAAAAGCGCGTGACCCATTTGAAGCCCCAGCTACCATGGCAAATTTACCACAAGCTATCCTTACACGTCAACCCGACGTAATTTCATATAAAGAATCGGAGATGAATCTCTTTATAAGCAGCGCTGATAGAGATTGGGTTACAACAGGTGCAGTAACAAAAGATTCACGTTATAATTTTACTATCCATTTTGACCCTGCAGGTATTCCTATAACAAATCGAGGAACTCCTCCTGCTTTCCCTTCCCAACGAATCATTACTCCCGGTTCTTTATCAAATACAGTACTTGATAATTTAGATCCAAATGCTAATTTTTATCCAAACCTTACAGTCGCAAATAAGTTTCGTAACATTGTGCGTATTGAATTTGTAAAGGCCATTCTCCCTGGAGAAGGACTCGATGTATTTATGACGAAAGCAAATCAAAATGGTTACGATTCTTCCTTAAATATGAATGTATTATCTTTTCCTTATATTCAAGTACGTATACCTGAGCTTGAGACAAATAATTATGGAACAAATCAAAGCATCAATACATCATTTGCCCTTTTACAATATGATGCAAATTGGGTAAATGATACAAATAATGCTTCACAACGAGGTTTTTTTGCGATGATACCTAAATTTTTGAAATGCCAAAAAGTATATACACCTACGCCTTTAGCAACACTTCAAAAACTTAGTTTTCAATTCCAACGACCTGATGGTAGCATTCTAAGCAGTATCCCTGATACATTGAGTATTTCAACTATAATACCCACAAATTGTATTGCCAATAACTTTATACTTGCTACAGCAAATGGAACAACATTGACTGTTCTCTCGGGTCCCACCTTAGTTGTAACCAGCACGCTTACTGGAATAGGAACAGCATTTGTATCAGCAACAGTAACTGCAGCATTAGGAGTAAATTCATATACGTTAAATAACTCGCAAACAGCTGCAGGTCCTTTTCTTCTAAAAGTAACAAGTATTACCCCGAATGCTGCATCCGTTGGGTATAGTGCTACAAATGGTCCTACAATATATGCGCGAGATGCAACAATTGAAACAAATGGAGCTGCATATTATTGGATTCAAACATCTACGTGGTTTAATCAATATACTGTATCAAAGGGAGATAGAATCGCTATTAAAAATATAAGCTGGGATATATTAACAAAATCTACAGACCCAGCGAATCCTACCAATACAGCCTATGCTACGGGTTCAACATTAGCAAAACAAATTAATGATATTGTAGGGGGTATACAAAATACAACGGGTCTTCTTGTTGCTGAAATAGGAACAATTACTGGGTCTGGTGTAAATGCTGTATTAACAGAAGGAGCAAATTCATCTGGATATGCAAATGCTATCATTGTAAGTGGAAAACTCACAGATCCTACTGTTACAGGAACAGCAACAGCAGCCTCTCCAGGTGGAACGGCTGATACAGTTTCACAATTTCTAGGTGTAAATCCTTATACAAGCCCATCTATATTTATGGCAAATACTCCCGTTACATCCGGTACGCTTATTAATTTAAGTCATCAAACCCACATTGCTATGCGAATTATATGTCGCGATGTTGATTCAACAGGTTTATTGCGACCCGATAACTTATAAAGGCCATACATATATAGAATGCAACCAAACCCATTCGTTGCAGCAACAACTGGTTATTATATGAATCTATCTGACTATGCTTCTATTCCAAAAGGGCAAATGTTACAGACTGATTTATTAAAAAATGCAACTCGACGAAAAGGTATTCTAAATATGCTACAATTTGATACAACACATATTGATAATTCTATAAAACGCTGTGAACGACTTACTAGCCTTGATAAAGTGAAAGCTATTAATAAACGAACCACTGCTAATGAAAGTGGATGTGGATGGGTTACACGAGGAGATGGAACACAAGGACAAGGTGTATTTGGAAACTTTACAACGTCAGTTGGACCTATACCACCTGATGCTATTGATTATTATCCACCCGGTGTTGTAAATTCACCAAATGCTAATACATTTAAAATACAATGTGGTTCAGATGGATGTCAATCATCAGAAGGCTTTGCTACAATAGAGGAAACCACAGAAGTTCCCTTATGTGGAAAATATAAACGATGTGAAGATATGAAATATTTTGATAATATAATGACACCAGGGCTTTGTGGATATTGTCCACCTAGTGGAAGATTTGTCCCTATGAAAGATGGAGTTGCAAAATATACAAGCGCAGGATGTAAAACTTCTCTTATAACAGATCATAGCAAGTGTCCTATGTCGTCGAAATCGGCAAATATAAAAGAAGCATTTGCAACTCTTGCTTCCTTAGACACATGTTCTACCCCCCTTACAAGAGATTGTATTGTTCTTGCAGCAAAAACAGCTGGATGTTCCCCAGAAGGAACATTAATCGCAAGTCTTTATTCATCACAAGCAACATCAAAATATGACGCAAATCTTCAAGGTGAAGCATCCTATAAATTATATCAAAAGCAAATGGCTCCTCTATCTGTATTGACGGATGAAAGTACTACTATACAAACAGCACTTGGTCAATTTAAATCATTATATAATGCAACTACATCTGAAAATTCAAATATTAGCTCTGCTGCACGGGATCTCTGTTTACAAAAAAATGTAGATGCATATAGTTTCTGTAATGATGTAACAGATAGTACTATTGTAAATGAGACAAACATCGTTTGTTTACAAGAGAAATATATTCAAAGCGGTGGGAAAGTAACTGATGCAAAATATCCTGTCTTGACAAAATGTCTTGGAAAAACATTTGCTCAATGTCATTCATAATAAAATATCAAAAGAACGCGCATTTGATGAAGCAATAGTTAATATATTTTCTACCCTTCTTTAATTTAATTGTAGTGCAATTAAATTAAATAATAAGCGGTATATTAGATTATATTCGGTTTAGTTTAGACTAATGAACATTTCAAACCGTCATCTATATCTTATAAATTTAAACTATTGAAGTAAGTTTTCTGTTGTTCATATGAAATCAGTGGGTGAATTGTATTAATCTCTTCTAGGGCATTCAGATATATGGACATATCATAATCATCATGATTTAGATTCTTTGCGGCACCAAATTCTACCATGAGAATGAGAGCCTTCATAAAATCCTTAGTATAAGGAAGTCTGTTTGTTTTCGTAAAAGTCATCTGTCTAGGATTACGCTCAATACAAGAAGAATCATCATCTGACTCTCCGATAATAAATCCCCAGTCTGTAATCACAAATTTCGATTGAATTACTTTGGGAATTAGTTTCAGAATATTATTGTATGTAAAATCCGAGAAAGGAAGTTGTTCCCAATCCACTGTGTAACCCATTTGTATATATTATATAATTATATTTGTAATTTCAATTTTTAGATGATAACTCCCGGTTTGAAATATTCAGCGGTCTACATGATATTTATATGACTTTATTGATGACAGGTTGGATGTTTTTATTTATGGGATTATACTATAGTGAACCTATTATTCTTTTCATAGGCGTGTTTTTAGTAGTTTTTAACATTTGGTTTATAAGAACACAATGTATGGTAACGAAACAACAATATATATTAGGAATAATTCCACATCGATATAACGCCAAATATTAGACCAACGAACATTTCAAACCGGCACTTAATCAACATATCTCTTATTATTTATAATCCTTGATATTGAAGCCCTGCTACTATTGTA